AACCATTACTCAATAGGTGTGAGTTCTTTGGTAAGGATAAACAGATGCACAAGGGACAATATTGTTTTACTATTGATAATTGTCATGCACAGTCATCCACATTGAATACAAACTATAGTCAGGATGATCCAGAGCACAAATCGTTCAACTGTATTGCATTGGATAATGGTCAGTTTGCTTTGCAACCAAACAATAGAATCATATGGAAAGATCAGAGTCTTATATCTGACAATACAATACAACCAGACTTTGAAGTTTGCTCACAGAATTACATGGTAGAAAACTCAGATAAATGGTCTGTAGGACACACTACTGAGTGGGCATACAAATCTAAGTGTGAAGAAGATGAAGATCAATCATCATTATAAACCATGGCATCACTTACAGGTAGATGATTTTTTACCACCAGATAGATTTGCTGAGATAAAAAGACTCGCACACTTTGAGTTTGAAACTTATAAAAGAACTGGAATCAATTCAGTTTACACAGATAATAGGGGAAAGGATTATACATCAAGAAATAAGTACACTAGATTTCTAACTTACGATATTGTCCCAGAGACAAATCAATTTTTTGATATGCTTCCAGAACACAGAGGATATGATGGTGAACTTAAAAAATTAGTTCATTGGGCGATCACTCCAGAAAATTATAACTATCCAATACACATTGATAATGCATCAAGAATAAACACCTGCACATATTACATATGGCCTGAAGAAGAGACGGGAACTATACTGTGTAAAAATCCTAGTCAGAATGATGATGGAGATCATATCAAGGCAGATAAAGAGAGTGATTTTGAAGTAGAAATTGAATGGAAACCTAATAAACTTTTTGTCCATAATAGTGTGCCAAATAAGACATGGCATAGGTATTCGAGTAAACGTGAAAGAGTAGTGCTGTCAGTGTTTCTCGTAAAACCAGACCTCATAAAAAAATCTCGAAATCAACACCAATTTTTACTTGACATTACATAAATAGTAGTTTATAATAACCTTTGTATATGCAAGGGATCAATCCCGTAATCTACTCAATCCGACGAATCCAACGAATCAAACTTATGACATTCGCAAATCTCAAGAAACAATCTAAACTTGGCAGTCTCACTTCCAAACTGACCAACGAAATCGAAAAGATGAACAAAGGCACCACAGGTGGTGGTGCAGACGAAAGACTATGGAAGTTAGAGGTCGATAAAGCAGGTAATGGTTACGCTGTGATCAGATTCTTACCTGCACCTGATGGTGAAGAATTACCTTGGGCAAAACTCTATTCACATGCATTCCAAGGACCTGGTGGATGGTACATTGAGAATAGTCTCACTACATTAGGACAGAAAGACCCTGTATCAGAATACAATAGACTGTTATGGAACAGTGGTATTGATGCAGACAAAGAACTTGCAAGAAAGCAGAAGCGTAAACTCACATACATCGCTAACATATATGTTGTGAAAGATCCTACCAACCCACACAATGAGGGTAAGGTATTCTTATACAAGTTTGGTAAGAAGATCTTTGACAAACTCACAGCAGCAATGCAACCTGAGTTTGAGGATGAAGAAGCAATCGATCCATTCGATTTCTGGAAAGGTGCTAACTTCAAGTTGAAAGCAAAGAATGTAGCAGGTTACAGAAACTATGATAGTTCTGAGTTTGCTGCAACATCAGAATTACTAGATGATGACGATGCACTTGAAGCAGTGTGGAAGAAGCAGTATGCACTTACTGAGTTCACCAATGCTGACCAGTTCAAATCATATACAGATCTACAAACACGTTTAGATTCTGTATTGAATAACAAGCAGACCCGTGTTGCACCAGAGGTAAGACAGGAAGAAGAAACTGTTGAACCAGTATCACTTGAGACGGTCACCGCCCCAGTTGGAGCAGGTGCAGGTGCAGGTGATGATGATGCACTATCATACTTTCAAAAGTTAGCAGAGGAGTAATCCTGTACCAAAATCGACCTTTGAATTACAGAAATGGCGGAAAAAAACTCCGCCATTTTTTTGCCCCTTAAGTTTTTTATGAACATAAAAATAATAAAAACAGGTATTGACCCAAAACCCTTTTTGGATCAAATTACGGAAAATGACTGGAATTGGGTTTCTAGACAAAAAGGTCTAGGTGGCGATACTAACCCATATGGGTTTTTACCGCTTATCATGGCAAAAGTCAGAAGAGGTGAAGATCCACATGATGTGGACAGGCAAGGTAGAACAGCATTATATCAAAATTACACATCTGTACAAAAATTCTGGAACGAGTGGAATATAGCAGAAACAGGTAGAGCAGCATTTTTCAGACTCAAACCTGGCAATCGAGTTCACTCACATATTGATAGAGGGTTATATTACCAAGACAAGGACAGATATCATTTATCTTTAGCGGGAACTTATGAATATACAGTGGGTGAAGAGAAAATGATAGTAGAACCTGGTACATTTTTTTGGTTCTATAATAAGATACCTCACTCAGCGATAAACGTGGGTGAGGTAGATCGAGTTTCTTTAGTTTTTGATGTTCCTCATAATGAGAGGAATCCACATCATCTATCTGGGTGACAATATTCTTAGATTATCTCCTTTCTTGAGTCTCTTATTAATGAATTGAGAAGAATCAGTATATGTCATAATTTCCTTCATATCATTCATAATAATATCTAAATATTCTTTTCTAAGTGTAAATATATTGCGTTTTTTGTCATTTTTTTGAACTTCAAAATCATAATGAGATACTGAATCTAATACAAAAGAACCTGATTTACTCTCATTCAGACCAAACTCAGAATAATGAAAAACAAAATTTGAATCAACTATTTGACCTTTTTCAAGAATTATCTTATTATCACTATCTCTTATCTCTTTTGTTTCATAGTGTTTGATTGATGCCAATCTTTCTGGTGTATATTTGTCATTTAGATAAACGTTGAAGTCATTTCCGTTCATTGGCCACTCATCTCTGACACTTATGATATTGTTTGATAAAAGAACCACCCAATCCAACTCTGCATCATCATATAATTCTTGTGCCACATTATCTGGTCTATCATCACCTTGAATACTGAATTTTGAGAAAGCAGTGGCATTTTCAAAGAAATCGTCTCTTATCTTACCCCTTTTGAATATGTTTTTAGCAGTGACAAAATCATTGCTAGAGGTTCTATCATTATGGTATGAAGGAACCAGAATATTTGGAAATTGATCGAAGTATGCCATTAGTATCCTATGTCGTCAGGTGATTGTACAGTTGTATCAGTATCATGAAATACTTGAGTTCCTTCTTCATTGACGTATTGTTGTAGTTCAAGAACTGATGGTCTTGCACCTTCTGTAAAGTCATAATCATCATGAAATATTGGAGTCAATTCAGTAAAACCTAGTGTCATTTGTGATCTGACTGGTTGCGATATGACAGAAGGGTCATCATATGCCTGATAAAAGTTATCAGGAGTGAAGTTTATCTGACAAGTTGTCAAAGCACACAATTTGAATGAGTTCAAGGATCTTATTTTATCTTGACCATTCATAAATCCAAGTCTGAATACATTTGGTGATACGAGAAATAAATCACCTGTTGTTGCTCTACTGGGTAACATACCCTGCTTAAAGAATCTCATGATTCTTCTAGTTACAGCAGCGTCCTCTATGTTTTGTGGAGCAAATTGGAATGTGAATTGAAAAGATCTAAGTTTAGGACCTGCAAATAATAATTCCAAGTTAGGATTAACTGCTTTTCCTGTTGCTCTGGTGATAAATTGATTGGGGTCAGTGTTTATATTAATTGATGCTAATGCTGCTCTTGCTGCTGCACTCGCTAATAATGTATTTGCATCACCTGCTTTTCCACCTGCAAAATCACCAACAAGGTTTTTTACTGTTCCAGCAGCGTCAGATATTAGACCTCCAACATTCTTACTTCCCTCCACTAGACTTCGGATTCCACCAAAAGCACCCAAGAATGATGCTGCTTCAAATGCATTTGCCCTACCTTCACCCCAACTTACACCATTTGCAGTTGAAAGTTGGTTTGGGATTGGCATTTTGACGGTGCCCAAGTATTTCTTGATATTACTCCCTCTCTGTAGGTTCTTTGTGACGATTTTAGAAAACTGTGCATTGTTTTCAGCCTGTTGTTCTTTTTTAGTAAGTTTTTCTGCAGACGCTGCATCAGCATTTTTATCATCAAAAAATTTGATTCCTTTCAAATATTCTTTTTGAGGTGCTTTATACTGGAACATATCGATTTTCATATGATCCTGTGCAGGTTTATCTTTTGAGGAATAATGTGCATTTGCTGGATATTGAAATACCCCAACAAATTTCTTTTCTTTTGATCTTTGTGGATCTGATACTGCCTCATCATCATTCTGTTTATTTTCAACTTCACCTGGTAATATTTCATACTCTACAGCAGGTATTTCGACATTGAATGGTTTGCTCCCATTTGCAAGATCATACATCTCTGAGTTTTTCAATGCCAGTTCATGCACCTTTCCAAAACCTGCTTTCTCTGCTTTACCACTAATATAATCCATCTCATTTAGAAATGATGTCTGTCTTGTACTATTTGCATCATCTGCCACTGCTAATCCTAGTTCACTATTTGGACTAACAAAATCTAATTTACCCCCTACTTTGGTTTTTACACTAAGAGTTTTACCATAAGTAGCACTGTTTAGGTCGATATCAATGGTTTCATGTATTTTCTTGCCATTTATCTTATAATGAAACGTTTCGGTCATAGGACCGTTGTTACCATAAGCAGAGACTTTTATTTGTCCAGACATTATCTTCTATAAAAATTAGTGAGATTAGGGTCAATACTTATATTGACACCTCCCAAATTACGTACGAAGTCTTCTAGTCCCATTTCAACTGCCTTTTCCATGTCAGTTAGACTAAGAGCAAGAAATGTTCCTCTCACGTATGATCTAAGGTATTTATTATATCCAGATAACTTTGTAAAGTCATTACCTTCATCTATGAATCTCAAGACTGCTGCTCTATTCTGAGGTTGTGTGTAATGCAGGTTGACACCGTAAAATACTTTGTTTTCTACTCCGACAATATAAGATAACGGATTTCTATCGTAGAAAGGAAGTGA